CTGACCACCCCGGAGTAACCGGCATTGCCCAAGACGCCCATGACCACCTTCGGGTGTTGGCGCAGCACCGTCCAGACCGCCTGGCCCATGGTGATGCTCGTCGGCTGAAACAGCATCTGATCCATCAGGCCAAGGATGGTATCGATTGGATTGGAGTCGGCGAAGTCGCTGAATTGCTGGTTTCCGGCAAGCGTCAGAACGTTGGCCGGCAGATACGATGCCGGATTGCAGGCGACCGCCGCGACCCGCACCTCGCGATCGAGGTCCATCAGATCGGTGAGCGCCTCGACCGCCCGCACCTCGGGATCGATGGCAAAACCCCCGCCGGCGAGCGAGGCTGCCGCCTGGGCCACGTCGTCGAGTGGGATCGAGTCCTCGATGCCGTAATCCAGGCATTCGTCGAAATGTTCCACCGCGGTCATTTCGACGCGGGCGGGCGAGCCCTTGCGGCCGACCCGGGTGTCCGGCACCGTCATATTCTCGCCGGGCGCGTATTCCAGCCATCGGAACCGTTTGGTACCGAGTGCGGCGAGGCGCGGCATGACGTTGTCGGCAATGAGCATGTAGACGGGATTTCGGCGCCTCAGCGCGACGGCGGTGAGGGCCGGCTGGACGACGAACGGGGTTCCACTGGAGGCGGAAAGGGGGGGCATCGCAAGCTCCTCAGATCAGGCCAGGGGCAACCAGGACGGTGATGACGTCGCCGGCGACCCCGCTGATTTCGGCGTAGCCGACGATGCGCCCGTAGGTCGCGGCGCCGGTGGTGGCGTTCTGGGTGTAGACCGCCGCCAGGTTCTCGGGATGGCCGTGATGGGCCGCGGTCACCGCGCAGCCGGCGGCGTCCGAGGTCAACGGGTCGCCCCGGGTGACGGGGGCGCCCAGCACCACCTCGGTGATGCCGGCCCGCACCACATCGACGCGGCCGGTGTCGCAGGCGCCTCCCGGATAATCGGCAATGCCGACGATCGCGTCGAGCGGCCCCGTCGCGGCCTTGCCGGTGCCGTCGCCGGTGCCCCAGGCCACGATCTGGCGATGATGCACCGGCCCCTGGGCGGTGACGGTCTGGACTGGACGCAGAAAATTCACGGGCGCCCCTTCATTACATGCAACACCGCGGCGCTGCTGGTTACGGGAGTGCCACGGCTCGACATCTGCGCCTCGTAGGCTGCGGCGGCGTCGGCAATCGCGATGGGGTCCGAAAAGTCGATTGTGCCGCCACCGGCGGCGGGGGCGTGCTCCTGGAACGAAACGATCTTCGGGCGTTTTCCCAGCAGGTCGAACAGCAGGTCCGTGGCGCCCATCGTAACTTTGGCGGTGCCGTCGCCCTCGGAGAACTCGACGACGCCGTCCGGGACCCCGCCCAGGAATTGCACCAGCGCTCCGAGGGCTGCCGTCTCGCGCGGCAGCACCCGGCCCTCTTTGAGCAGCCCGTCGAGACGCACCCGGTCAGCCGCCCGGCGGTTGGTCCGGTCGCGCTCCGCGAAGTCGGTAATGACCGCCGCCAACCTGGCCTTATCGGCCTCCGACGTTCGAAGTTTGTCCTCGGCCGCCTGCGCTTTCGCTTCGGCCGCCTCAAGCCGTTTTTTCATATCCTCATCCATCCTGCGCTCCTCCTCCCGCGGCTGATCCGCGAATTCAAACACCGTGACGTCGTCGCCATCGGCAAAGTTGCACGCCTTCAGCCCCTTCACCGCCGGCGGCATCGCGCCGAGAAACCCCACATGCCGCAGCGCAAACCGGCCCGGCGTCGGGTTGCCGGGCGCGGACGGTCCCCAGAACGACGCCGAGCGCTTTTTGTATGCGCCGCTGCGCACCAGTTCCGCGAATTCGGGATTGACCTGGTGCGGGCGCGCCAGTAACCGGTCGCCAGTGACCCGCAGTTGCTGGACCCAGCCGTAGGCCGGTCCGTTGGTGGTGGGGTGCCCGATCACCAGCGGCGCCTCGTGGCGCCCCGGGTCGTAGGCCGCCGCAATCCCGGCGAGGTCGGCCGGCGTCATGGTGATGGCTACGCCGCTCGCGGCGGTGTGGGTGCCGGCGGCAAATATCTCGATCTCGGGGTCGGCCGGGGTTAGCGTTGCTGGGGGCATCTTCGTTCTGGCGCGTGAGGGCGGTTGCGATCGCACCATGGGCGCCGGGCACCCTCCCAACACCCCGGAACCCTTCCGGGGGAGCCGCCAGGAAAAACCACGAGAGAGCCCCGCTGGCGCGTCCGGGCGCGGGAGGGTAGCAAACCCCGTCCCGATCGCCGGACCCGTTTAAAAACCCCTTTAACGGCGCGGCAAAGGCCGGTTCCCGGCCGCGCTGTTGCCTCGCTGGCCCGGATATCCTATATTGAGACTTGCAGGCACCGGCCGGGCCGCGCACCGCTGGCCGGCTGCCGGGCGGGGCGGCGCGCGCGGGCGACCGTAGCCCTCACCCCTCGGGGCGCCCCCACAACCGCACGCCTGTGCGCAAGGTGTCGGCGTAATCCGGCTTCCCGCGGAACAGGGTCAGCGCCACCCAGTAGCCGTCCACCGCGTCGGCGACCAGACCAAGCGAGCGCACTTTGCCCAGCTTGATCACCTTGACATACCGCCGCCGCACGGCAACGCGGCCCGAGGCTGCGTTGCCGGCGAAGTCCACCCAAACTTCGGCGGGGTCGGTGACCAGCTCGGGGATCAACGGCCAAAAGGCCTCGCGGCCGTCCCACCGTTTGTCCGGAGCCTCGATGACGTGATCCGCCACTGCCTGGGTGATCCGTACCGGCTCGCCCCGAGGATCCGTGAAGTCGGCCGCGTCGCCGCCGATGGCGCGGCGGAGCGCGGCCCGGAGCGCCGTCACGTCACCCCGGGGCACCGGATGGGCGAGAGCGGCGCGAGGCGCGTCCACCGGCAGATCGGGCAGCGGCGGCGCATTCGCTTCGGCCGCGCGCCGGGGCACCTCGGTCGGCCGCCACGCCGCCGCCTGCTCCATCAGCAACGCCTGTTCCGACCGTCCCCACGCCGCTTCGCCGACATTGTAGCCCCAGCCCGGGTCGATGCCTTCCGGCACCTTCATCGTCACCGGCCCGGTCGGGGTATTGATCCGGCGTTCCGTCCAATTGATCGCCGGGGCCGGATCGGGACCGGTCTTGCCGAGACGCGCCAAGTCGCGCCGCGAGAGCGGTTCCACCCAGCAGTGACAGCCCCAGCCGTTGGGCGGATAGTGAGTCTGCCACCACCCGTCGTCCCACGGCAGCACCAGGCCGTTCCAAGCCAGATGCTGCAGGCGCGGATGGACCACGGTGTCGCAGTGGCGATAGCGCCAGTACGGCATATAGGACCGCACCGCCGGGTCGGTCATCTGCTTGTAGCGGCCGGCCGCCCAACTGGTGGCGACGTTGGTCTGATAGATCACCCGCGACCGCCAGTTCCGGCCGCCGCGGTACGACCAGCCATGGGTCTCGACGATGCGGTCGAAGTCCTTGAGAAACTGATCGTAAGCCATCCCTTCGTCGGTGACCTTGGTCAGGCTGGCCCGGAAATCCTCGACGATCGCGTCCCGATTGGCGCCCGCCACCACGAAGGCGCGCGCATGTTCGCCATGAAAAATATCGGTCCAGTGGCCGGTCGGCAAATTGAGCTTTTGCGCAAAATACGCGATCTGTTCGCGGAACGGCAGCGAGACCCCGAAAACCGCCATCGCCCGCTACTCGCTGCCCGCGGCGTTGGCACGTCCGGCCAGATCGGCGGCGGTGAGCGCCGGCTGCAACGCCGCCGCCAGCGGCGTCACGTCCAGCCGGGGATAGAGCGTCAGCAGTTGGTCACGCAGTTCCTCCAGTGTCGTGCAACTCCCGGCGAGCTGGCGCACCTCCAAAATCATCGCCGCCACCGCGGGATCGGCGGTGTCAGCCAGTTGCCCGACATAGGCGTGCAACAGCGCGTTCAGCGGCGAGACGCTGCCGTCGGGTTCCGCGAATGCCGGATCGAGATCGGCCGGCGCCGTCCCCGGCGCCGGGGGCGCCGGCTGGACCGGAGGGCTGTAAATATAGCCATCGCCAAAGGTCTTGGCGAAATCCTCAGGGGTGCGGCGCCAGCCGATGCCGGCGAGAGCAACGTCGGTGTTGGCCAGCGCCGCCCGATCAGGGGCGTCCTCGACGATGCGCCGCACCACCGGCACCGCGGCCCCGGGATAGTTCCAGGACGTGAGCCAAGTCGCCGGGCCGTCGTGGAACGACTCCGCAATCATCTCGCCGTCGGACTGGACCACCTCAAGTTTTACGCCCTCGTGGACCTTTGCCTGAGAAAGCGAACTGCCGTTGTGGCTGGTCATGGTCTGACTGAGGATCACCAACGTAATCGTGTCCCGCATCAGATCGTCAAGCTGGCCGTAATTGGCCTGGCCGCCGCGCGCGGCCTCCAGCAATTTGATGGTGTTGCCCTCGGGCAGGCGCACCGCGGTGCTGGAGGCGACCGCGTAGGCCGCCTCCAGCAACCGGTCCTTTTCGGCCTCCGAGGCTGTAGGGGGATAGGTGCCGATCACCGTCGGCTGGGCGTATTTTTCGAGATAACGCAGGAACGCCTTGAGGCCGCCCCTGCGGAACCACACCGGCCAGTAGAGCCAGGAACAGAGTCCCACCCCGTAGGGGTCGTCATCATGGTCGGAACCGCAGGAAAACGTCCAGAATTTGGCGTCCGGCAACGGCATCCCGAACGGTGCCCCGAGCGTGCGCAGCCGCAGCCGCCCGGTGCAGTCGAAGCA